ATCGTATGGCCAATATGGGCAATGCTCGCGGTAATCGTGCTATTACTATGAGCGGTGTTGCAATGGATACAGAATTTAGACAATTAAATGTCCGTCTAAGTGAAAAAGCAGATAATTTAGAATACACAGAAGAAAATATGTGGAGATTCTGGGCTGCATGGCAAGGCTTGGTATGGGATGGTGAAATAAATTATCCTGATACCTTTAATATGCGTGATAAGATTCAAGATCTAAACATTGCTAAAATGAGCAAAGAATTAGATCCAGATAATCCTTGGGTACAGCGTGCAATTAGAGATACCATTGGCGAAGTGTTAACCGATGATGGCCATGTGCAGGAAATGATTGAATATTGGCAACCACCATTGCCAGGTCCGCAGATCAATGAAATCACTGATAGGCAATATCCCGACGGTGAACCCATACCAGACACATTACCTGCAGCCTATCAACCCTCACAATCCGCTGAAAATTGTGCCAATTGTGAATACTATAAAGAGAATGCAGCCCAAGAGGGTGCAGGCTATTGCACAAGATGGAATGGCAGTCCGGTAAGAGCAGTATATTGGTGTGCCAAATGGGAACCTAAAGAAAGTGACTAAACTATATAAACCCTCTGTGGCTATGCAACGTAATGCACGCCGAGGGCTTGACATTAGGAGTAACAGCCCAGCCAGCCGCCGTGGTGGAACAGCAGTGGGACTGGCTCGTGCACGCCAGTTTAGTCAAGGTCGTGGTGTAACCTTGGATGTAGTTAAAAGAACTTACAGTTTTCTAAGTCGTGCACGAACATATTATAAATCGGGCAGTCGCACACCCGGCACTCAAGCATATTTGTTATGGGGAGGTCCCAGCGGTCTTGCTTGGGCACGGAAAATTTTACAACGCAATCGGGGGTAGATTAAACCCGTCTATGACCGATTATAAATACAAAATTACTGGGCAACCAGGTATAACTCACTAAAGAGGCCAAAGTTAAAATGCAAACAAACCAAGAATTGGGCGGTAATACTGAATCCGGCGAAGAGCAAAATCAGGAACCACAATCTAATAAATCTTTTAGTCAAGATGAATTGGATCGTATAGTAGCAGATCGGGTAGCACGAGAACGAAAAAAGTTTGAAAAACGCTTTGAAGGCGTAGACGTTGATCGTTATCGTAAGTTAACCGAACAAGAGGAACGGAACCGTATGGAGGTAGCACAGACTCGTCAAGAGTTTGAAACAATTTTACAGGAAACCGCAGGTCGCAAAGATCAGCAGATCCGTCAATTGCAGGCTGAATTACAGGCCATTAAAGTTGATGGAAGATTACTGTCAGCAGCCAGCAGCCGTAAAGCCATTAATCCTGATCAGGTAGTTAAACTACTCAAGGAAAATGTGCGTATGGCCGAAGACGGCGATGTAGAAATTGTTGATGCTAAAACAGGTAAGCCGCGTTATAGTGAACAAGGAACGCCGCTGAACATTGAAGATTTTGTAGCAGAATGGTTAAACGCTAATCCCCATTTTGTTGCAGCAACTCCGGGTGGTTCGGGCACACAAAGTCGCACTGGTGGTGCGGGAGTGGGCCAATTGGATATTAGCAAATTAGATATGAGCAGGGCTAAGGATCGTCAGATCTATAAAGAATACCTTGCCAACCGCCAATAATTCAAGGAGATATTTAAAATGGCCGGAGAACAAAATACCACAATTAACAGTGAATTATTCACGAACCTCCTGGGCGATGCACAATTTGCCGCCTATGAAAACAGTGTTGCTCGTCAAATCGTAACAGCACTTGATTATCCTGCAAACGCAGGTAAAGTATTACAGATCCCTGTATATGCCAGTATCAGCGCCAGCGATCTAACAGAAGGTACAGATGCAACTGCTGCCAACACTAATACAACCAGTGTAAGTTTAACATTGGCTGAAATCGGTACTTATTTCCAAATTACCGATATGTTGCGTGACAGTGCACAGCGTGATGTAATCGCCGATCTTGGCCTGCAGGCCGGTCGTGCAATTGCAGAAAAAATGGACTCAACTGTATTTGCCAAGTTCGCCGATTTTGATGAAATCAAGAGCAACGTAAACGCAGAAGTTACTGTAGATGACATTCTCCAAGGTGTTGCTACATTGCGTAGTCGTAAACTTGTTGGACCTTTCTATTGTGTGCTACATCCAGGTGTTGCTTATCAGATCAAGAAAGAATTGGCCAATACCGGCAGTTCCGCAATTCCTGCACTAAGCAATCTTGGTAACACAGTATTAAGTCAGTTCTATGTTGGTAGCCTTGCAGGTTGTATTGTATTGGAAAGCAGTCTTGTTCCAACCTCAGGCAACAATGCAACCAATGGTATCTTTACTCAGAATGCACTTGCACACGCAATGCGTGGTGGAGTCCGTATGGAAACACAACGTCAAGCCAAAGCACGTGCCACTGATGTTATGATGACAGCGGTTCAAGGTGCTGCTACAATGAACAGCACATTCGGTGTAAAACTTACTGGTAATAAGGCCATTTAAGTTAATAACCCGGGGGGAGAGCAATCTCCCCCACTTTAAGGATAATCCGCGATGTCAATGTTAACTATCCAAGATATACAAGATTATGTGCCCGATGTTTTAGATTATGGCATCTTAGATTTCTCAGATGAAATCGCTAAAACTGTAGAGGACATTTATCGCCGCTTAAGAGTAGAGTGGTGGCCCACTTGGCGTGCTAATAGATATGATATTACGGTGCGTGGTATAGCAGTTGAAATGGACAGCACATTATTAACACAGACTCAATTTACCCGAGCCGCTGTGTATTATGCACTGTCCGAACATATATTACCCAAATTCACTCAACATAGTGTTGAAGGCGACAAATTCAGTGAAATGATTAAGTTCTATTCACAAAAGTTTGAACACGAATTCAGCATGGTCCTGCGTGATGGTGTAGAATATGATTATAACAACGATGATGTTATTGAAAATCACGAACGCACACCGCAATATTTCTTAAGGCTGCAAAGATGAGCATAAGAGAAGAAATTGCCGAAGACTTGGTCGCCGTTCTAAAAGATATTGATAGGCCAAGAATAGGATTTGTCACAAGAGATCCTATCGTAATTACAGAATTGGCCCAAAGTCAATATCCTTGTATTTTAGTCACCTTCGGCCGTGAAGATCGTGTTGATGAAACTATGCGTCCCAGTAAGACACGTAGTGGTAGATTGGAAATAACCATTAATGGTTATGTTCAAGCAGTCAATATTGATACTGCACGTAACGCACTAATAGAAGCGATAGAAGATAAACTTGAAGTGGATAGAAAACGTAATGCACAGGCCAAGAACAGTAAATTATTAAATATTGAATTAATTGAAACTCAACCGCCATATGGTGCATTCACAATGACATATGAGGTATTTTACACTTATGAAAGGGGTAATAGTTAATGACTGAACGAATTCAAATGGTCTTACCAGATCATAGAACAAGATGGGTGCATCCAGAAGAACTGGAAGCATATCGGCGTGCCGGATGGCAACCCTTAAAGGCCGCAGAGCCCGAAGTCACTGCTATTTTACGACCACCGAATAACGCATTAGAACAGAGCCAACAAACCAACAAGGAGAATGAATAATGGCAACTACATATACAGGTCAGGATGGTAGCCTAAGCATACAAGGATCTGCAGTTGCGGAAGTCCGCAGTTTCAGTATTGATATGACTACCAACACCGTTGAAAAAACCGTAATGGGCGATGATTGGAAATCACATACCGCAATCCAACAAGAATGGAGTGGTAGTGCTGATATCTATTACAATCAAACCAGCAATTTGGTCAGCGGTATCAGCAGTATCACAGCAGGAAACAGTGCAGCATTTATTGGATATCCTGCAGGCAGTACCTCAACTTATCCTAAAATCAGTGGCAATATCATTGTTACTGGTGTAAGCGTAAGTTCCAGTATGGATGGAATGGTTGAAGCCAGTATCAGTTTTATTGGTAATGGTGCAATGACCATTGGAACTGCAAGTTAATGATTAAACTTGAGGTCAGTCTAACTGGCCCAAGTAAATCTGTATTGGATAAGGAACTTGGGCGTTTTGTGGAACAGGTAATGGCCGATGTGCTTGAAACTGGCCGCAAATATACGCCCATTCGTTCCGGTCAAGCAAGACGGGGATGGACCCAACGAGGACAAGGGGCAACTACCACTGTGCAAAACAGTGTGCCATACATTGGTCGTTTGGATCAAGGCACGAGCCGCCAAGCACCAACAGGAATTATTAAACCAACTTTAGCGGAAGTATCAAAAAGGAACAGATAATGTCAGTAATTGAAAACGCAGTAAAACATTTTCGTAGCAAATTAGATGGTAGTATGGAAAAGTTTTGGGTAGAAGAATGGCAGTGTGATGTATATTATACCCATACCAGCAATCTTAAAGAAGAAAGTGCTATTCTTAGACTACAACAAGAAGGTAAAACAGTAGAAGCATTGGTGCAGAGCCTAATTACTAAGGCTAAAAATGCAGATGGCACGCCAATGTTTCGCCCCGGTGATCGTCCTACCTTGATGAATGAAGTAGATCCAAAAGTCATAATTAAAGTAGCAGCCCGAGTAAATGGAGCAGACACAGACACATTGGATGATGTAGAAAAAAACTAAAAGCGGACCCCGATATCTTGTTCTTAATGGGGCTATGTCGTGAATTAGGCATAACATTAGCACAAGGATTGGAGATGTCCGCATATGAATTAAAATGTTGGGCTGTGTTTTTCCGTATGGAAGAACAACGAATGAAGGAGATTACTAAAAATGGCCGACGCAGTCTTAAGAGTTAAAGCAGATACCACACAAGCAGAACGTGCCTTAGGTAATCTCCAAACAGCATTAGGTGCATTGGCCACAGTAGGAGCCGCACGTGCATTAGCCAATATTGCGGATGTCAGCACAAATTTACAAAACAAATTAAACACCGTAGCAGTTGCCCAAGGTCAGGTTAATGAAACACTACAAAGTATCGTAGGTATCGCACGTACAGCAAGAACTCCTTTGGCCGACACTGGCCAATTATATTTTACCATTGCAAGAGCAGCGGGCGATTTAGGTGTAACCAATCAAGAAGCACTAAGATATACAGAACTATTAACAAAAAGTATGGCTCTCAGTGGCACATCAGGTGCTGCTGCTGCCGGTGCATTAACGCAATTAGGACAGGCATTAGGTCAAAATAGTGTCAGGGGAGATGAACTCAACAGTATTTTAGAAGGTATGCCGGATCTTGCTATTGCAATGGCTGATAAGTTTGGTGTTACAGTAGGAGCACTAAAATTATTAGGTCAGCAGGGACGTATTACTGGCCGTGATTTATTAGACAGTGTGGCCGAGGCTGCAAATCGTATTGAAACTAATTTTAGCAGGGCAATACCTACTATTAGTTCGGCGTTTGATGTATTACAAACCAGCATCACTAATTTTGTAGGTGAACTTGATCGTGCCACCGGCGGTGCAGGAACAGCAGCAAACACTATAATTAGAATTGCAGACAGTATAGATACTTTAGGTAAAAGTATTGATACAATTGTTACTATTTTATCAATTGGATTTGCCATAGCGATTGGAATTTTCGCTGCAAAGGCAGTTGCGGCAGGCGGTGTAATAACTGTTTTAATTACAGGATTTATTAGATTCGGTAGTGTCTTGGTCCAGGGTTTTAATATGTTAAGAAATGGTGCAAGTAGTATTGGCCTAATAATTAAAGAATTTGCATCTTTGTCATCCATGACTTCTATGGTTAGAGTAGCATTTAATGTATTAAGAGAAAACTTTGGCACATTCTTCCGTTATATTGGAGGCACCGCAGTCGCCGCATATTTTGCTAACTTATTTGGACTTTGGGACAAATTAATTAATAAGGTAAAAGAATATTTAGGCCTATCTCGGGCAGCAGTTGTTGCAGATGAAGCCGAAGTGGCTGCATTAAAAGAACAACAAGCAGCAATACAGGCAGCATTAACGGCAGATGCCGAACGAGCACGAAAATTAACTGCTAAAGAAATTGAAGATAGAGAAACAATTCGTAAAGCCATTTTTGAAAGTGAAAAGACTTTCAAAACAATGTTGAGAGACAGTGAACAAGCAGTACAATTAGCAGGATTACAGGGCGAAGAATTAGAACGACAAACAGTAATTAATAGATTTAATAATGCTTTAGTGAAAGAAATTTATGATTCAAATGGTAATTTAATAGGAATTACAGCAGGTCTAACCCGAGAACAAGAACGACAAGTAGTAGCATTGGATGCACAGGTAAGAAGTTTAGAGCGACAGAAACGATTATATGAAGAAATACAAAGTGCTGGCCAGACTGTTGTGCGTGCCGCCGCTGCGGGCGATGACCCACGTATAAAAGTTGAACAAGATTTTATCAACGCAAAAATTGCCTTAGAAAACTATTTTGTTCAAAATAGTTTGATGACCGAAGAACAATATCAGCAGACCCTAAGTCAATTAACCGAACAATATCAACGAGATAGAATCAGTGCAGAAATGCAATTGACCAAAAAGCAATATGAAGATAAGTTTGCTTTAGATAATGCTGCATTGGTCAAAAGTGTTGAAATATTCAATGTGCGTGTTA